CCTGGCAGCACGACTAAATGGATCAAGGTTTATTATGCAAATACAAATACTGTAACCCGATCTGTTGGGAATGCCACTGGAAAAATCTTGTATGAAGGTTTTGGTTTTCTAAACATTGAAGTGTTTACAAAAGAGAATTCCGGTACTTCGCTTGCTGATCCTATCACGGATGCTTTCGAAGCCACCTACAGAGGGCAAAGAACTTCTGGAGGTATAACTTTTCAAGATGTTGTAACTAAACACATTGGCAACTTCCGAGGCTTCTATAAGTCTGTTGTCTTCATAACTTATAATTACCATATGTCCAAGTAAGGAGTATTACTATGACAGCTAAGAACAAAATTGACTCCAGTGCTGTGAGCCTCAGCTATGTTGAAGAAACAAGCATCGGTGTTATCCCAGGTTCTCCAACCTTCAAACCGTTGGAACCTAATAGCTATTCTGACTTTGGTGGTCAGATTACTACTAAAGCCCGTAATCCTATTAACGCTGATCGCCAGCGTAAAAAAGGTAATATCGTTAGTCTGGAAGCCAGTGGTGGTTTCAACACTGATGTCACTCCTGAAAACCTTAAAGATATTCTTCAAGGTTTCATGTTTGCATCTCGCAGAGATAAAGCCAGCAACGCTTCAGCTATCACTGCTGTTGCTGCTGTCGATGATAGCTACGCTGCTGCATCCGGTTTGGATGTTTTCAATGCTGGCGACCTTATTCTCGCAGTTGGCTTTACTGACGCATCCAATAACGGTATCAAACATGTAGCAACCGCAGCTGCTGGTAAAGTAACAGTTACCGAAAGCCTGGTTGATGAAACACCATCAGCTGATGCAACTATCAAGGCTATCGGTGTCGAAGGCACTGCTACTGATTTGACTATCACTAATAGTGGCACAGCTTATCCAGTGCTGGGCTCAACTGCTTTGGACTTCACCACTCTTGGTCTTATTCCTGGCGAATGGATTTACATCGGTGGCGATACTGCTCCAACTCAGTTTGCTACTGAAGCCAACAATGGATTCGCTCGTATTCGTAGCATCACTGCAACAGCTCTTACTTTGGATAAGACTGAAAACACGATGGTTACTGAAGCAGGTACTGGCCTAACTGTCCAGTTGTTCTTCGGTGATGTTCTGAAAAATGAAACTGGTTCTGACATCGTTCGCAGAACTTACATGCTCGAACGTCAGCTCGGTGCTCCAGATGATGCTGCTCCTTCAGACATTCAGAGCGAACTGATCTACGGTGCAGTTCCTAGTGAAATGACGCTCAACCTCAACACTGCTGATCTGCTTACTTCAGACCTAAGTTTCATGGGTACTGATCATGTGACCAGAACAGCTACTGAAGGTTTGCTTCCTGGTACTCGTGAAGCACTGATCGAAGATGATGCTTTCAATACATCATCGGATGTTGTCAGAACTCGCTTGTCTGTTATTGATGATGCTGATGCTGATCCAACAGCTCTGTTTGCCTTTGCTGAAGAGTTCACGATCACAATCAATAACAACATCTCTCTCGACAACGCTATTGGTGTCCTGGGTGCGTTCGATGCGACTGCTGGTACTTTTACCGTTACTGGCTCCTTGACTGCTTATTTCGCAGATGTCGCAGCTGTAGCAGCTGTCAGAGCTAACAGCGATGTTACTCTGGATGTTCATAATGTCATGAGCAACAAAGGTATCTCAATCGACATGCCTTTGATCGGTCTTGGTGACGGTCGTCTTAATGTTGAGATCGATCAGTCAATCAAGATTCCTCTGACACAGGATGCGTTTACCGCTGCAAAGATTGATTCTGACTTGGACTACACTTTGCTGATGATGTTCTGGAATTACCTTCCAGACGCAGCAAGTGCCTAATCAACTAATTCCTGGGTGGGGTACGGAGCCTCACCCAGATCATTTTAATTTATTTTCGGAGAACTATGATGGCTACTAAGAAACAAAAATTTAATGTAAACCTGCAAAAGAAATTCAAAACTGATGATAACCTGGAAGTAAACGGTATCATCATCAAAATGGATGAAGAGCTGACTTTCACTATCGCTCGTGCTGGTGGTGCTAACAAAGCGTTCAACCGCAAAACCCGCAAGGCCACTCAGCCTTATCGTCGTCAGATCGCTTCTGGTGCAGTCGATGATGAACTCATGGCTGGCATCATGAAGAAAGTGTTCTGTCAGACTTGTCTGAAAGCCTGGACAGGCGTTACTGATGAAAATGGCAAAGCAGTTCCTTGTAATGTAGAAAATGCACTTGCCCTGTTCACTGAGCTCCCAGAACTTTATGATCAGCTACAAGAAGATGCTACCAATGCTCAGCTGTTCCTGGCTGACATCAAGGAAGCAGAAGCGGGAAACTAATGGAGTGCCTACGCTACGCTTTGGAGCTGGGCACAAAAGAAAAAAGAATCATGGAAGAGTGTTACCGTCGAAGGCGACCTCTTCCAGAAAGAATAAAAAACGCTCCAGAACTCTTAGTAGGTCTGGAGCATTTCTATGATTGTTACTTAGAGCTGAGCACAGCCCGGTCAGTAGGATGGGACGCTTTGCCAATTAACGTAAACCAGATTTATGAGTATGCTCACAATCTGGACTTCGACGAGGACGAAGCAGCCGAGCTTGTATTTTTTATAATGCGTATGGATGCTGAGTTCTTGAAAATTATGGAAGAAAAGAAAGCAAGGGAAAGCAAAAAATAATGGCTACATCAAGATCATTTGGAGAATTCGCAAAGCACATAAAAGTGATTGCAGATAGAATACCGAATAATGTTGGTAAAGTCATGAAGTCAGCTGCTCTTGCAGGCGATCAAGTTTTAGCCACGACCACTCCGGTAGACACTGGGCGTAGTCGTGGCTCTTGGCATGTAGCCATTGGAACACCATTTCCTGGTGACGACATTGGCAAGCATCCTTTCGGTACAGACAAAGGTGAGAATGCAGCAGCTGCCCAACAACTAGCAATGGTACAAGCGTCAGCTGCCTTGGCTGGTTACAAATATGGTGATGGTCCCATTTACTTATCCAACGGTGTTTATTACATCGACAAGCTTGATCGAGGATTTAGTCCTCAAGCTCCACAGGGTATGACTATGGAAGCAACAACTATAATGAGAATGATTATTAAACAAGCTCAAATTTTAGGTAAATAATTATGGCTGAAAAAGAAAGAATTATTATTGAGGTAACGGAGACAGGTGCTCGCGTTGTCTCTCGTAATATAAAAGGAATTGGAACTCAAGCCAAGCAAACAGATAAACTTGTATCAATGCTGCGTAAGGGCCTACTGCTCTTAGGTGGCTTTAATGTCATTCGGGGAATTATCGGTATATCTGATGCTTTCACCAACATGCAAAATAGATTGCGTCTTGTCACAAAAGACACTTACCACCTTATTGCTGTTACTGACAGACTGCTGAAAACAGCAAACGAAACCAGAACATCTCTTGAGTCCACTGCTCAATTTTACTCTCGTTTGGCTTTGAGTGCCAAAGCTCTAGGGATTGAAGAAGAAAAACTGTTCACTGTTACTCGCGGTGTCAACCAGGCTATCATTCTTTCCGGTGCAACTGCCCGTGAAGCTCGTGATGGTCTTGTTCAGTTCTCACAGGCTATCGCTTCTAACAGACTGGGTGGCGATAAATTGCGTTCAGTTCTGGAACAGCTGCCTATGGTTGCAGATGTAATTAGTGAGCATCTTGGGGTTACTCGTGGTGAGATGAGGCAAATGGGTTATCAGGGTTTGCTAACTGCTGATATTATCATCGAGGCTTTTGATGCAGCCTCTGCATCATTGGAAGATCAGTTTGCTAAAACTGTACCTACGGTCAGTCAGGGCTGGGAAGTACTCAAAGATAATGTACTAGCCACTGGTGGTGAAATGATCGAATCTTCGGGCATCATGGAAGCTCTCGCAAATACATTGATCTATCTGGGCGAGAACATGGAAACTGTACTGAAGGTTGCCAAAGTCTTGGCATACACCATAGGTGTAGCCCTGGCAATGAAAGCTATCCCTATGGCAATCAGAGCTGTTAAAACATTGTCCTTGGCCTTGGTTAAAAGTGGTTGGGGTGCTGTGATTGTGGCTCTCGGTTTGGTGATCGGCCTAATCGTAGAATTCGGTGATAAGATTAAGGTCAGCTCAGACGGTCTTGCTACGTGGAAAGATGTCCTGACCTCAATTTGGGATATTCTGAAGATTGGTGTAAGTATGGCCTTTGATTCGATAGTACAATTCTTCGACCTTATCAACATTGAAGGGCCAAGTTCTTTCTCAGGTCTGGGTAAGACAGTTCTTTACGTTCTGGATCGTATCGTTGGTTTGTTTGCGGGAATGGGTAAAGCTGTTGGTGCTATATTTGGTAATCTGTCTGGAACATGGGAACTAACTTGGAAGACCATCGTAAAAGCTCTGCTTAATGGTTTCAGTAAAATGGCAAATCTGATCATCGACCTGATTAATAAAATGATAAGATCGGTAAATAGGCTAATGGATGCCATTCCAGGAATTAGTGCCAGCCTAACAGAACTCGAAAGAGCAGACCTGGGCAACATGAAATTCTTGAAACTTTCAGATAAGGCTAAAAAAGCTGGGGCTGATGTTGCAGATGCTTTCAAAGAAGGTTGGGATGGTCAGATAGTTACTAAGGCTGTCGGGGGTATCATGGAGCTTGCAGAAGCTAAAGGTTTGGAGCGTAAGCTAACTCAAGAGAATGAGGAGCGTCTTAAAAAGCAAGCTGAGGAACGTAGAAAAGCTGCTGAGGGTGGTGGTGGTACTGTACTATCTCCTGGTGCTGATAAGATCATGAAGGATGTGTTCAAAGCCACAGAGGATTATAAGAACGCCTTGGCTTCGTTGAAGGAACTTATGAATCAACCTGATGGTCCACTGTTGTCTCAAGAACAGTATAACAAAGTTCTTCAGGAAACCAATCTCGCTTTCCTGGAAACGCAAACTACAGGTATGGCTGGTTACGAAAGAGCTCTGATTAAAATGACTCAAACATCTTCTGACATGGCTTCGTCTGTAGAAAAGATGTATACAGATATTCAAGAGCCGATGGAGACATACAAAAATGATATGGCAGCTCTTGACTTCCTAGTGAGAGAATCTAAAATAACTCAAGATCAATACAATGCCTCAGTGCGTGATACTAAAATAGCATTCCTGGAAACTCAGAATACAATGGAAGCTGGCATGGATCGTGCTATACTTAAATTGCAGAAGAGCTGGGAGGACTTGGGCACTCAGATGGAATCTGTAACCACGAGTGCTTTCAATGGTATGGCTGATTCCCTTACTGAATTCGTCATGACGGGTAAAGCTGATTTCGCTGCTCTTGCTAAATCTATTATTGCTGACATCGCTAAAATGATTATCAAGCAAATACTATTGAACACGGTAATGAGTGCTATGGGCGGTGGCGGTGGTGTAATTGGTGCTGCATCTGGTGCTGCTAGTAGTGGTAGTGGTAGTGGTAACGCTAGAGCTGAAGGTGGTCCGGTAACAGCTGGCGTTCCTTACATGGTTGGCGAACGTGGCAGAGCTGAAATGTTTGTTCCTAATCAGAGTGGTCAAATTGTTAGTGACAAACAGTTGGCAGCTGCTGAAGCTCCAGCACCTCAGATCACTATCGTCAATAGCCCACAAAAGGGAGAGATGGCCAATTTCTTGAATTCCGATAATGGTAAGAAGATCATCCTAAACACTGTTGGCAGCAACAGAACTGATGTAAACAAATCATTGGGCAGATAAAAATTTAATAATTTATTTGACTTCTGATAGAAAATAGTGTATACTTAAATGAACAGAACCTCTTGGGTAGCCTTTCCGGTGGTCCAAGAGGTCTTTTTATAAAGGAGAAAATAATGGCTTTTTATACAGGTACTGCCACAAGCTATCTTAACTTAGCTTCAATAATGGATACCAACCTGGTTACTGAAGGTTGGACCAAAAGACGTGAGCAGACATTTACAAATGAAAAGGAATATATCTGGACTTCCGGTACAACTGGTGGTCCTACTATTGGTTTGAGGACATACCGCGATGCAGGTGCTGGCCTTTACAATTTTTCATTATTTGGATTGACAGGCTTTGCTGATAATGGTCTTCCCATTGAATTCCAGCCAGGAGCAAGTCTTAGTGGCTACATCGGCGACAACTATGGCACAACTGGTGATCCAGACTATGGCAGTATTGTCCCACTTATCAATACGTCATTCACATACTGGATGGCAGTCAGTGCTACCAGAATAGTTGTCGTTGCTAAGTTGGGTGGGAATTACTCAAGTCTTTACATGGGGTTCACAAAGGTTGATGAACCAACCACAATGCCTTATCCTCTGCTTATATTAGGCTCAACACATGTGGTAGATAAATTATCTACAGATACGGATTATCCCTATAGAAGCATTATCGATCCTATTGCTCGTACTGCAATAGAAGTTGGTTATCAGTATGGTGGTCCTTCCTTTCTGCTCCCTGATGGTACTTGGGAATACGTAGCAAACACCACTGGACGAGGTGGGGTATATGCTCAAACTGATCTTCCCGGTGTTACTACTGCATTGCAAGTGTACCCTTTGACCACTTATGACTCTGCTATCACTTCATTGTATAATTACGCTAATCAAGAATGGTTTTCCATTGACAGAGGTTGGCAAAGTTTTGCTCCACCATTAGACACAACTGCAAGAACCTTTAGATTGATGCCAATACAGCATCCTACTGATACTGAATGGTTACTGGTTCCAGCTCAAATTGTAGGTGGAAGAACAGTTGTTAAAAATCACTATGGCTCTTTAGAAGGGGTTCATCGGGTAAGTGCCCAAGGCGGGCTCGCACTTGAAGATGAGATTCGTGTTGATGGTACAGATCACATTGTATTCAAAAATGGTGCAAGCACGCACGTAGATCATTTTTGGACTTTAGCAAAGGAATAAAATAATGGCTTACTCAATTACTAATGCTCCTGCTGACACTGATGCAATTATAGCTGCCCTGGCTACTTTTGCATCTGCACAGGGCTGGACAATTAATCAGAATAATACAACAACCAAGGAGCTGTCAATAAACAGCACTGGGGGTTGTTACGTTACGTTTAAATATAACGATCCTACGACAACAACTAAAAGTATCAAAATGGCACATGCTCTTGGCTACACTGGAGGCAACAGCTATTGGAACCATCCAGATGATTGTGGTCAGGTAAGTACTTCTGAAACTACAACTGGTTATGCACAATCCCCTGGTTTATACAAAATAGGGAATGGTCCTTATATCTCAGTTAGATTTTTTGGCACAGGTTCTTACATTTACATGGTTGTTGAAACAACCAGTGGTGTCTATGTTCCTCTATGGTTTGGTGAACTTGACAAACTTGGCGACTGGGTAGGTGGTGAGTTTGCTGGTGGTCTGTATCGACCATCTGCCTTAGCATTTGAAAGCTCGTCTCTTTGTATGCCTTTTGATGGTTTGTATTCGTCAACATCTTCGCCTTACAACTGGGTAACATCATTACATATCGAGAGTTTTCCTAATCAACCGTCAGGTGGTAAATGGGGAAAAGTAGGGGAATGGACTTCAGCTTTACCTACCATACTTGGTCTTGATAGAGCTGGTGTGCAACGCTGTCAACTTTCCGGTTCAGTTAGATCAGGGAGAGCTGGTAATGCTCCAATATTCATTACTCGAGCTAATAGAGTAACGAATAGAACTCAGCTTATGCCTGTTATGGTGTTCTATAGAGATTACTCTGATCCAAATGATTTTTATCCATTAGGTTATGTGCCTGATGTATATCAGCTTGACATTGGAAATTTTGCACCAGGAGATGAAGTAACTATTGGGTCAGATACTTATCAGATTTTGCCGATGCACTCATTAACAGATTATGGTACAACCTCCTCTCTTGTCAATTCAAGAGTAGCTGGTTTTGCCTATAAGAAATAAAGGTAAATAAAATGACTTTGTATAATGGACATATTTTCAAGCAGACACTGGAAGCTCCGACATCCCCAGCCCTACCACATTTGCCTGGAGCTTTTGGTGGTATTGGTGTTGCTGAGTTGTCACCACCTAATTTAAATGGTGCTCTCGCTCCACCACCAGTACCTGTTCCTGATCCTGGTGATGGTCTGCATATTTTGCTTATGGAGCCTGAGTCACCTTGGGTTGAAACTCTAATGTTCAAAACCAGCGTGCTAGAACACCTTGATGGTACGGAACAACGAATTGCTTTTCGCCAACGTCCTCAAATCATGTATCAGTATAAAGTTGTTGGTATTGACAATTGTGATAATCAACTTATTGATAACATGTTCTATGGCACGCAAGCTGATGCTATGTTTATTCCTCTCTGGTTTCAACCTACAACACTTGCTACTGATATACCGTTGGACACATTTGATGTTGAGCTGACAAATATTGAAGATCGCGAAATAACTGAAGGTCACTACTACATGGTTTACGAGAGCGATGAAAACTATTCAATATTTATAGCTGACTCAATCAACCCAACAACAAGAGTGATCACAAATACTTCATACGCCAGAAGAACGCACCCAGCTGGAACCAAAGTATTCCCAATGAAGAAAGTTCATGCTCCTGCTGACTCAGCTTCAGGAAGGTACAAAAAGAACGTCCGTACGTACGATGTTATCTTAACTGATGTTGATACTACAATGGACCTGGCTTCTCTTACAGGCTGGCCTACTTATGACGGATCACTGCTGTTTTCTGAATACAACGGCATTAGCGGTGAAACAATGAACAGTAGCTACCACAACGCAATTACGGTTCTTGATAGTGATGTTGGTATTCCTGAATATAAGAGTGACTTCCTTGCTTCAAAACGTATATCTTCAAAACAGTTCAAAGCGAATGGCCAGGAAGCTCGCTGGACATTACGTCAACTCATTTATGCGATGCGTGGAAGACAGGTATCATTTTACCTGCCATCATTTTGTTCTGATCTGACTCCAGTGCTGAACCTATCGAGTTCATCAGACCTGCTGAGAATTGCCAATTGTGGTTACACTCAATTTGTTTGGCCAGCAGCTGGTCATAGAATTGTCCGGGTTGTTAAGACTGATGGCACAACCATTGTGCGAACCATTACCGCAGCTGCTGAAGATGTGAGTGGTGTAGAAAATTTGACAGTGGATACTAATTGGCCAACTGACGTTAATCTATCTGAGATTGACCGTGTTGAGTTCCTGGAAAAAGTAAGGTTCAATAGTGATACCTTTAATCTAACTTACATGTCTGACGGTGCTATGTACGTAAACTTGCCTGTCATTACTGTTTACTAATTGAGGAAAAAATAATGTCTTTTGACTTGTATGAAAAATCAGATGAGAGCTCGGTCCCGGCTGAGCTCTTTGCTGCAACAAGTGGATCACTCGCGTATTATTTCACGAGTGCTCCTTTTAAAATTCCACATGCGGGTGTGACCTACGAACCTGTAGCCATGTCTCGTGGCGGGCTTAAAACTAAACCCAGTGGTGAAAAGAATGAGCTAACAATGGAGCTTCCTTCTGATCATCCTGTTCCCCAACTATTCGCGGGAAGCAGTCCAAATGCTCCAGTGAATATTGTTATAACAAGATACCAATTACTTGAAGGTTTAGCTGATACTATCGTGTTCTTCGAAGGTATCGTGCGTAGCGTTGTGTTTAATGGGAAGCAGGCTGAGATTACCATTGTACCTTTGGAATCAGGTATCCAAAGACAGATGCCTCGTAGAACATTCGCATCACTGTGTCAGCATGAATTGTATAACTCTGATTCTTGCAAAGCCACTCGTGCATCATTTGACCACACAGGAGAAGTGTCAGCAGTGGTATCAAATGAGATTACAGTAACTGGTGCTGATGCTTTTATCGATGGTTATTTCTCAGGCGGTGAGATTGTATCTGGTCTGGAACGGTTCTGGATCATCACACATGTAGGCACAGTTATGACAATCCTTGGAACGTTCAAGGAAGACATCATTGGCGAAGATGCAACAGTATACGCTGGTTGCACTCATGATCCTGTGGTATGTGCAAATAAATTTAATAATTTCGTAAACTATGGAGGATGCCCTTATATTCCTCTAAAAAATGTTTACCAATCTGGAATACTGTAATATGAAAATACAATGGAAAAAAATTAAAGAGTGCCCTAGGTACTCTGTATCTAATACAGGGAAAGTAAAAAATGATGAAACTGGTATACAGCTAACTCCAGGAAAAACAACTCCAGGTTATCTTAGTGCTCATCTATACTATGGCAATCAAAGACGCTTGGTTCGTAGTGTTCATCGGCTTGTTGCTGAAGCGTTTATTCCTAATCTCAACAATTGTCCTTGTGTGAATCATCTGGACGGCAACAAACTTAATAACGTTGTAGATAATCTTGAATGGACTTCATATGCGAAAAATAATAAACATGCTCTAGCTAATGAATTAAGACATACGGTAAAGGGCGTAAAGCACCCTAAGTCAAAATTGACAGAAAACGATGTACTAGAGTTACGAAGTAGGTACGCAACAGGAAAGTACACTTTTGCTACCTTAGGAAGAATTTACGGTGTTAGTTACCAGACAGTTCAAGGCATCATAAATAAAAAATATTGGAAGCATCTATAAGGAGAACAAAATGATTGGACAAATAATTTGGTTAGTAATAATGGTTCTGCTGTCGGACATTCTGACACCAGCACCAGAGGATCAAGCGAAGCGTGCGAGGATTGAGTCCATTGATTTCCCCACAGCCACAGAGGGTAGAGTAATCCCTGTGATTTACGGTACGTGTGTGCTAAAGTCCTTGAACATGCTTTGGTATGGTAATTTAAGATCGAAAGCTGTTACAGGCGAGTCTGGACTTATCATCAAAAAAGAGTTTACCCTATACTATAAATATTATATGGGTATGCAGCATGGCTTGTGCTTAGGGCCTATTGATGGTATACGAACTATCTGGGTTGGCGAGAAAAAAATATTCGATGCCACTGTATCAGGTCTTGCAGAAGACGGTGACGTTTTGGATATATCAAAGGCTGAGCTTTTTGGTGATCCTGACTCTGGTGGTACTGGTGGAGTTTCTGGTGATCTAGCTATTCATGGTGGAACAGAAACACAAATCCTCGATACCTACCTACAACCTTTCCAGGAAGTCAACAGTCAGTATCCAGCGTACCGTGGCATTTGCTATACTGCGTGGAGGCGTGGGTACATCGGAACAAGCACTGACATACCTACATGGGATTATGAAATTACTGCCGTTCCCGATGGTTTGGAGTTGACCCTGGTGGGTGGCTTAGGAACTAAATTTGTGAACAGCGTCGATGCTAATCCAATGAATGTCATTTATGATATTCTTGTAACCCATCTGGGTTTCTCGCCATCACGTATTAACGTTACCAACTTCCAGGAAGCTGCCAAAGTTCTGTTTACTGAAGGTAATGGCGTAAGCATG